TTGGGATACCTAGTAAGCCAAGCCGAGTCTGGTAAAAAAGACTGGTTTGGCTTTTCTCAACAGAAAATCACAGGCATCAATTTGGCCTTTGACATTGCAAAAAACCATGCCAGCTCGATGGCACCAGAGGAAGTGGTTGATTATGTGCTGCAGCTTAATTCTTTAATTTTCAAGAAAATTATCATTGGGAAATTAAATTAATGGCATATGTTGGCAGTTCTCAAAAAGGTTATGAAATAACCATTGATTGGTCTGGATTTCAAGAATTTGAAGATTTGCTTAATCAAATTACTGATGATTTTGGCGAAAAAGACGCAAACAACATTTTAAAAAATGCGTGTCGTGCAGCAATGGTTCCAGTGTTACAAACGGCCAGAGGTTTATTGCAAACACATGATAATATTGATACTGGCCAATTGATTTCATCATTACAAGTTGAAGCAAGAGTGCCAACTTCAAGAGATAAAAGGTCATTATATTCAACACCAACAATGGTAATGATTTCTCGAGTCACAGTTGCACCAGGCAGAAAATTCATATCAGACAATTCAAGCAACAAAAAATTATTATCTAAAACATTTAAAAACAGAAAAACAAACGAACGTCAACACATGATTAGCGATGCCAGAGCATTTGCAATTGAATTTGGTACGGCAAGATGGTTAAAAGGCGAGGGAATGCCATTTCTTAGGCCAGCATTGGAAAGCAATGCAGCAGCAGTCACAAATTCATTGACAATGGATTTAAAAAATGCCCTTTTAAAATACAAATCAAAACATATGACAACAGGAAAATAAAACATGACAAATCTTGCAAACGCATTTGGTTCCAAATTCATGGAGCAAAAAGACTCACTCAGAATCAGATCATTCAAATTTGGCGGTCACACATTCAAAGTCAAAGTGCCTTTGACAGTTGAAACTGAGGCCATGTTTGAGCGAGCTAAAGTGGTCAATGAAGAAAAAGCAGAAAAATATTATCAGGACATGGCCAAAGAATTTCTCGAGAATCGGGCCAAATATGAAAATGATCCTGAAGTCAAATATCTTGAAAACGATGTTTTAATCAAAGATCGATCCATTAGGGAAACCACTAGAAACAAAGTTTTGACAGAAAACAGATTGGTTGAGGCTTTTAAAATGTTGGTGCCAGAGAATAAAGACTTTGACATGAACACCATCACATATGCAGACATTGAAGAATTGTTCCCATTCAGTGTTCAACTGGAGCTGCTGGACTACATTAACTCTACCATTTCCCCCAATTACACAACCACAAAGGGAAAATAACTGGATCGGTCAGAAGGCAAGTCAAAGCCTATTTAACGGCCCATGGGGCCGATCCAGCAGCAATTGACGAGGGCACATTCACTGACATTGCGGTTATGTATGCCGATGGCTTAATTGGCAATCGTGGGATTTTGGAAGTTTTGGGTAATCTGACGGCTGGCCAATTCAATAAAATGTTGCCCAAAGGCAAATCCCCCTATACACTCGAGGATATAATTCCAAAGGCATTTGAATATCTTTATCCGATGACCGATGAAGATCGGAAAGAGTTAACAAATCAGAGACTTTTGGCTTTCATGGCCATGGCTCCAAATGCCCCATCGATTCTTTTTGAGGGAACATAATGGCCAATATTATTGCTGGACTAGGTGCGCAACTTGGGCTGGATACAACAGAATTCAAAAAAGGAATTGCTGAGGCTAAAAATTCTCTTAGAGAATTAAAAGAATATTTGCCTGAAGTATTAAGCGTGGCTGGTTTTTATGAAATGACAAAATCAGCTTTGGAGTTTTCAGATAGGATTGTGGAAACTGCCAAAGCCAATGAAGTGGCCACTGCATCAGTTTTGGAATTGTCCAAAGCACTTGAGGAAAATGGTGGAAATGCAGAAGATACCAGCAGAATTTATTCTGGCTTTACCCAAAAAATGGAATCTGCAGTACAAGGAAATGCCAAAGCCCAAGAATCATTTGCAAAACTTGGAGTCACATTAAATGACTTGAGGCATTTGTCTGAGCAAGATTTGTTTGAAAAAGTTATCAATTCTCTTGGCAATATGAAAGATGCAGCCGAAAGAAATGGATTGGCTTTTGAAACATTGGGTCGATCAATTCGAGGCGTGGATTTGGCTGGATTGGCCAAATCTATCCAAGAAGGCAAAGGATCAATGGATGAATATGCTGCATCAGTTGAAAAAGCACATGAATTAAGTTTGAAATTAACTGCAGCTGGCAAAGAGATGTCGTTGAATTTCACCAATGCAGTGATACCCAGTTTGTTGGCTTTTTATAATGAAATGACCAAAAGCAATGGTGTAAGTCATGTGTTTTTTGAGGCTTTACGCATTGGCATGGAAACAGTCACTATTTTGGGTGAAAGGGTTTTAAACACATTTAAAGCCATTGGAATGGAAATTCAGCATACATTTGAAAATGCAAAAATTCTATTCACCCAAGGCATTGACGCTGCAATTGCAGACAATAAAAGATATGAAAAAGAAGTCGAGGAAATGGCAAAAAACATTGCCACTTTTGAGTCAAATATCTTAAACCCACCTAAAACAGAAGAAAAAGAAAAACCTAAAAAAGAAGATATAAACAGATTAGTTATTGAATCTTATTCAAAACAAATTTTGGCAGAAAAAGAATTATTTCAGGCTTATCAAAATCGAGAGCAACTGAATTTGGAAATGTTGAGTCAAAAAGAAAAAGACAAAAATTTGACCAAAAATGAAGTTGAAATGCAAAAAGCAATTGATGCAGTTTTGAATGAGCAACAAAGAACATTAAATGCAATTGATGAAAAAATGGCTTTGATTGATAAAAAAAGGCCAGGTGCTGATGCATTAGAAAATGAATTAAAAAGACAAAAAGAATTGGTTAATTTTTCAACAACTGACTACATTGAACAAACTAAAAAAGTTGTTGCTGCTAATCAGTTGGCAAGAACAGATTTTTGGCATGGCTGGGATGAGGCATTTGCACAATATCGTGAAGGTGCAGAAACCATGGCCGATGTCGGCAAGAAATCATTTACCACTGTTGTTGATCAAATGTCTTCAGCATTGGAAACTTTTGTAAAAACAGGGAAATTGAATTTTTCTGATTTAGCAAAAAGCATTATTGCTGACTTAATTGCAATTCAAATCAAGGCACAGGCCACTCAATTGTTTAGCAATATGTTTAGTGGATTTGGTGGGGGTATTTTTGGTGGGTCAACTGGACCAGCTCCAGTGGAAACGGCCACACCCATCATGGTTTCAAATGCCACAGGTGGCCCACTCGATGCTGGCCAACCATCCATTGTTGGTGAAAATGGCCCAGAGGTGATTGTGCCTCGAGGCAATTCCACAGTGATACCGAACAATCAATTGGGCGGTATGGGCAGCCAAACAGTTCAAAACGTCACCAATTACAACATCCAAGCCATTGACACCAAATCATTTGAAGATAGGATATATGGCAGCTCTGGTGCAATTTGGGCAGCCAATCAATATGCAACCAAAAACATTGCAACAACTAGGAGCCGAACATAATGGCTGGCTTTCAAAACATTGTTGAAATTCAACAAAAAATGAATGTAAACAACAGACGCACTGTTGGTCAACAGGTTTCTCGATCAGGTCAAATGACAGTGGCCCAATACCTGACCACAGTGCCATGGGTGTTTACCATTACTCCACACAATTTTTTGTATTATCCACAGGTCAGAAATGTGATCCAAGCCATCGACAATTTGGATCGTCAGCTGCCAGATTACATCACGTTTCAATCGGCAAATTTGAGTTGGTTTACGGCCATGCAAGGGACGGCCACAACGGCCAGTTTGAATGGCACACCCACACCAAACAGTCAAACCATTAACATCACATCAAATGGAACATTTAAGGCTGGTGACTTTATCTCGATCAATGGGTTTGTATACAAAGTGACCGCTGATTCAGCTGGGTCGGTGATTAATATCAATCGACCATTGATTGGCGCACCAGCATCAACTGCACCAGTATTGCTTGGAAACAATTGCAGCTTTTATGTGGTGGCTGAACAATTGCCCACATACACATTGAATCCAATGACCAATGGTGCATGGGTTGAGTGGTCAAGTCCATTTGTATTTAGAGAATACATCACTGCATCATAAGGATAAAAAATGTCCACTTTAATTGCAGCACTTAGCTCAAGTTCGATCAGATACGCTGAATTTATTCAAATCAACATTGGCACAATTGGTTCACCTACTGCAAGTTATACATTTTGTAATGCAGCATCAAATGTGACAGTCGATGGAATTTTGTTCCAAGGCATGGGAGCATATGTTGGATTGAGTGAAATTCAACAGGACATGAAATCAACCAGTGTCGATTTGAAATTGACAGTTACTGGACTTAATCCAGACATCATTTCAGCAGTCTTGGCTGCTAATATGAAAGGCAGTCAAATCATTGTTTGGCGTGGGTTTTTGGATTCAAACAATCAAATTCAAACCATTTTGGGTGTGCAGCAGTTTTTCCAGAGATACCAAGGCATTATCAACAACATTGCCATTTCAGAAAAATTTGATCAAAGAGCCAGGACTCGAGTGGCAACGTGCGTGATTTCATCAGCATCGATG